AATCAGTCTGTGGATCTGATGACCCAGCTGAATGATAGACCTTCCATGATCGGGCCGCATCCCGACACTTAACCAAGATCATATCAGGAGCTGCGCTTAATCCGTGGCCAACTGTAGCATTTGATCCTGTGCCAGTATAAGTTCCTATACTGAAACCAGCCGTGGCATTTGCATTGACTGTAGCAGTTATTGTTCCATTTGAGTTACTTGAACCACCATACGTATCACCAACCCAGCACCAACCAACATAATTATTAGAAGCGTGGTTTGTTCTCAACGCATTGTTCATCTTCATATGATCAGATGATGGCGCATCAATCTCACCACTAGCACTTTCAACTAAAGCACTGTCAGGGTAAATAATAGCGTGAGTCGCACCAGATAAGCGGAGGTCGTCAGCTATATCATGCTCTGCGGCATTTGTTCTATTCTTAACCCATTGCATAAATCCAGTAGAGGTTAGATCCACCGGCAATGTGTCACCAACTTCAACGTCATTACCACCATCACCAGCCCATGTTTGAACCTGAAAATGGAGTCTTGGATCAAGGATAGCTGGGGCTGGTAAGTGGGCTGTACAAACCGGATTAAACCCGGAAGGAATTGTTCCTTCAAAATCTGTGGGATCAGTTCTAAGAGTGACAACGTGCCGATTGCTGCCACCTCCCGCAACTACAAACAACGAAACGAGATCACAGGTATTTACGGCCGAAAATGCTGGGTTGGATCCTGCTGCGGGGTCGCCGCTGTTTGCCCATGTGTCATTAACGCCGAACCACACTTTGCTGCTTTTAACTGCGATTTGATAATAGTCACTAATAGAAAGCGCACTGACAGCCGTCGGGGAAGCTTCCGAGCCAGATGCATCATTCATGGTGCCTCCAGAGGCTAGCGCCCAGTATATATTGGTTCCCGTCCCAGGGCTGCCTTCTCCATTCTGATAGTCAGCACTTGCAACATCCACAATTCCAAAACTCGAACCGTTTGATCCCATTACATTACTGTCAATATGAAGTTCTGCATAGAAACCATCAGAACTAGTTGGATCCCAAGCGATGTTTGTGCCAAATGCTTCATCTCCTTGATCTCCCTGGTTTGTTAAATTTCCGTTCCGCAGTTCACAATCAGTAGGTGTAATTGGCAGCATAACGGCGTAATTGCCAATATCATTATCAGCATCATCCGTGGGCGAATCTTTTCTTTTGTCGTTGGCAGCTAGGCCACTCTCTGTCCAATCAGTACCACCAAAAGCATCGTTACCAAGATTGGAACTATCCTCAAAATTAAATAAGAAGCCGTTGGTTCCTGGCGTTAGTTTGCTTATGTCTTTAGGCATCCAATTGCCATAGTCATCGTCCGCTCCAAAATCAGTAATAGCATGATCGCCGTTCTGGATAGATACTCCATTAAGTCCAAACATCTGTGCTGAATAATAGTCAGCATATTGAGCACCCCCTACAGTCCGGCCGATATACTGGGCCTGGGTACTGAAGAAATCACTATCGCCATTCTGTGTAGGAGCATTATCTGTGCCAAAATTTGTAATCTCAGTACCATTAACGAACAGTCGCATCCGGTCACCGGCTGTACCATCAGCACTCTCAAAAGAAGCTACGATTTGCATCCAGGCCGTAGGATCACGAAATACTTGAGTTGTTGTAAGTCGGCCGTTACCAGTGCCATCTTGCCAATCAATTTTATCGGCGTTGTCAAATCTGATACTGCTGGAATCATCAGGGCCTGAAGACATAATCATCCTAGAGAGGCCGAAGTTACACAGCTTAAACCAACCCCCGATAATAAATCGGTCAAGATTCCCCGCTGAGCCAGGTGTAATTGTCATATGTGCAGAATCGTCATCGTTAAACCGACAACTCTGCTCAATCGTATAAGCGCTAGGCTCACCAAACCCATCGGTAGATAATCCTATAGAAGACGGAATAATAAGCATTAAGCGTCATTCCCTGCGTCAGTAGTTACATCAAGTTTTACACCATGCAGCCTAGCATCTACTGCCATAGTATCATTACTATCTGAAACATCCCTAAATACCCTAAAGATAACTAAATCTTCAGCAGCAGGAGAACCGGCAACCGTTACAGCAGAAGTTGCAGCAGAAACAAAAACATCATCAGTAGTACCTCCGGTATCATCTACAACTATGGCAGTTCCCCAGCTTGCATCCAAGGCATCACTATCCCCGTATGCAATACCTTGTATTGCCCACGAAACACCGAAATTGGTAGATGTAGAAGCGTGTGACCAATAAAACTTAGCTGTTATCGTACCTTCATTCCAAGACTTTGGCATAGGTACCTGAAATTGCACATATTCATCTGTACTAGTATCAAAATCCCAGGTTTTTAACATCACTTTATTAGTGCTGGTTTCCGTTGCTCCTGCAGCAGCTCCGTTTGTTGATGCTGTATACATCCCCGAAGCAGGAATAGGAATAGAATGAACACCCGCTAAAGCAACAGCAGTAGAACCAGATTTAACTTTTCCCGTTCCTTTTGGTATAAGCTCAACATCAATGTTGCTGTCACCACCAGTTGCTTCTAACTGTGGACCGCTGCCTGAAGCAGCATTTGAAACGGTAAATTCATTAACAGCAGAGGCTACTGTCGTATAAATAGTAAGTTCATTACCATTGGTATCTAGGAGTGTAGTTCCATCATTGGTAATGCCTAGTGAATGAGCTTCTACATTAGTACCATCACAAAAAACTAATTGCACACCACCTTGAGGGATAATGACACCAGTTCCACCAGAGGTTTTAGCAGTTAGAGTGTATGCGCCAGCATTCGTATTCCAAAAAAGATAGGTTTTGGTTCTACCTGGAACAATAACAGACCGATTACCTGTAAGCGTTCCACTAGTTTTAATAATGGCCACATGCGATTCACTGGTGTTGGAACCATCATTATGTTCGGTATATTGAGTATCGTCTAGTGTATAGTCAGAACCCGTTACTGCAATATTTGACATTCCAGCAATGGCCTCTTCAATACGAGACATTGCCGTATTGGCTTTTGTTCCCCATGTCGTGGCGTTTTCGCCCGTGGTTTGTTTTTCAAACTTTAGGAGATCTGATGCTGTTGAGGCCATGATCTAACTCCTTACGCTAGTCGAATCAAAGCGTTACTAGAATCAGCCGCAGGGAAAGTTACGGTAAATGTCCCATTCGTTACGGTGTAATCGCCGCCAAAAGCAAGAACACAGACCGCTTTATTGCTGGCAGAAGTATTATAAATTAACGCTCCGTTTGCAGTAAAACTAGCACTGGTCCAACTTGGATCAGCGAAATCTACATACACCGTCGTTCCAGTGGTTGCTATCGCACCACCCGATAAAGCCACACCACCAGCTGAATAAGCAGAGCCTGAAGTATTCGAAATTTCATTAGAAGACGAATACGCGGTTGTGGCTGCACTTAAAGTCACACTGCTGGTGAAAAGTGCGATTTTAAATGTGTCCGTATTCATATCGTGCTCTTTATTCAAAAGCTCCGCTTTGAATGACGTACACAACGCTTGAGTAATTGCCATGAGATTACACTCCTATTGAATCTCTTGATAGTTGCCTTGTACTTCTGTACTTAATTTTTGAGCTTCTGCTTCATAGTCTCCACGCAATTCCGTTCTCATTTGTGGATCACGATTAAGAAATATACCAGATTCATACAGAGCAGCCTTAAACAATATATTCGGGTGATTTACACTCAAATATGTTGATGTGTTACTAGCACTTAATCTCGTCGGTATTCTAGTATATTTTAACGTGTATGAAAAATTTGTATTTGGGATTGGTCCAACCAAAAAAGTTGTCCCACTGGTTGTGGCAGTCTGTAGTGCATAAAACTTAGGAGTCCCTGTATTTGTAGAAATCCAATAATCTTCTATATATTCATCAGTTCGTTGTTCCAAGAATGTCTTTACATTACTAATTGTCATATATAAATAGCGAATAGCTCTGATATCAGTAGCTGTAGTTGTAAATGAATTGTTGCCACTAGTCATCGTTCCTGTTTCTGATGTCCTGAAATTTAAAAGGCCAGGAATACTATGAAATACTCTATCTTCCCCACGCGCAATGATATCAGGGATTGCTGCAGAAAATTCAGAAGAATCATCTTCATTCCAATCTTGTAAAAGAGCTAACACTTCAGCATAAGTGCTCATTTAATGCCCCCAAGTCTGATAGCCCCATTCATCCTGACCCCAACCATCCCGATCAATGGATTCACTACCCAAGGCCGTAGTAATTTCAAAGCCGGTTTCAATAGCAGCGGCTTGCGGGGTTTCATTACCAAGGGCAAATGTAGTTTGAACACCTGTTGCAGAAAGTATCGTATCTGATCTAAGTGACTCACTGCCCAGCGAAGTGGTAATCGCAAAGCCTGTTTCAACAACCGTACTGGAAACAATAAGTGACTCACTACCCAGCGAAGTGGTGATCGCAAAGCCGGTTGAGGTAACAATAACTCCCGTAAAGATACTGATTGTGCCAAGGGCTGAAGTAATCTCAAGGCCACTCGGTGTTGCGGCCAAAACAACTGTCTCAGTGCCAAGGGCTGAAGTAATCTCAAGGCCCGTTTCTGTAAGAATTGTGTCAGCCCTAACCAGTTTAGAACCGTCTGTTCCCAAAAGTGATGCGATAGTAACCCCATTGAGAATAACAGCCCTTGCATCTTCTCTTTCATTAGCCCCTGCTCGACTGAAACGTAACGCTTCGCCATCAAACGCGGTAACTGGAGATAATGAAGGATGTTTAATATCCCAGCACTCGGGGCAAGATCTAACCCCATTCCATTCTGGCCTAAGTTCCAAATATGGGTAGGACAAGCCGCACTTGTCACATATCGCTTGAGCATAAACACCTGTTGCATATCGAGCCATATTTTTTCACAACTATGTCGGAATAATCCGTAATGCTGCTTTTTCACCCTCTTCATCAGAAGCAAAGCCAAAAGAAGTTTCTGCTTGGCTTACTAACATTCCAATTCTAGTTTCAGGGACACCAGGAAGTTTCAAACTAAGTTTTGCCGCTAACCCTGAACACATGGCTTCTGTCCAACGGTAAGGAATATCAGCATCTTCAAACCCAGCCGTAATGTCTTCTATCTGTGCTAAAGACCAATAAATAATCGTATCCGTAGAATTTTCTGGAACAGGCCAAAGATAAATTTGAGGAGTATACTGTCTATCAAAAAAGTATTGATTAGGTTTTCCTTCAGTTGTTTTAGTAGCCTGAGCATGATAATCAGTCATAGACAACCGCGTTAAAATCGTATCATTATTATCCCTGCGTAACACAGCCGTAAGAATATCTATGGTTCCAACAGGAAGAGTATATGTGCGAGTAGATTCTGTTAAAGTAAGTGTAGCCTCTGTGGTTGTCCAATAATTAATCCCACGAACAGCCCACTCACTAAATAGAAGATTTAAACTACGTCTAGCCGATACAGCAACCTTACGATCAATTAAAGAAGGATCTAACCCACAGCGTTCACAGGCTTCGGTTACTATTTCTTCTACCTCTGGCCTATATGTAACTGTTCCAGAAGTCGCCATTATTAAGCCTTCTTAATCAGCTCAATGATTATGCTGTATGTATCCCCACTTGTATGATTTCTTGTAGTAAACAAAACATCTCCATTTACGCCGCCCCCGGCATTGTTTTGTAATCCACCGAAACTACGAAAATCCAAATGACCAGCGCCATTATTACCACCAACAGATAAAGCTAAAACATTCGTAGAAGCGTTCCACAGAATATCAACATTTATTCCGTCAATAGACCACCAAATTTGACTTATTTTGAGATCAGTTGAAGTGGCTGCACCGCCAGGACCGCCCATGCTAGATAATGCACTAGCGTCTACTTTTGTAACAGCCGATTCACCAGTGCCATCAGAAACATTGGTAAACGCCATTACAGTCGTTCTAGGTCCATCCACTAATGTTTGAGAAGTAACTGCGTCTGCCATGAAACTACTCCTTTAGGGAGAGGAGGAAAATGAATTTCCCCCGCCCTATGAAAAAGGTTATGGATTTAGATCAAGATTCTTTTGCCCAAACTCCTTGAACATCTGTAACTTGCCATGCAGTTACATCGCCATTCATGGCTTGAATTTTAATGTAGTCCCCTTTCTTGGCGGTAGCTTTGGTATTTATCACATCCTTGTCGTCAGTAGAAGAACCTTTGTAAGTAATACCATCACTGCCATTAGGACTAATGGTTAGCGTATTTTGAAAATCTTCTGCCGTGTTCACAAAAGTAAAAACATTGCCAACCGCAATGCCAGGAAGTGTGAAAACTACGCCATCAGTTTTGCTGGTAAAGGTTTTACCGGAGTCATCAGAAATAACTACGGTGTAGCTAGATTCCTTGGCTGCAATGTTGCCGCCAGATTTTGAAGAACCTACTAGAACAGGACCGGAAAAGTGAGTTGCCATAACATTTTACTCCATCAAATACAGGTGATAAAAAGGTGCAACCTTGCACAAATAAGAAATACACGCATTCTATGGTTAAGGCAAGAAGAACCCTCCAGCCAAGGGGTTTAGCTGGAGGGGTCCATCCGGCGCTTAATGGGAGGGAATTATGCGCCAGGAGTTCCGAAAATGCCTCTCCAATCAGTCCAACCGAAGCTGTACCGTTCAGAGGTTTTATATCGGATATTCCCGGTCTCAAAATCACCTTCCATTCCTCTGGTTAACGCACGACGCTGGAACATTTTCAAACCGTCTGGCACATCTGTCATGACAAACCAGGCGTCTGTGTCGTTGAGTCGATTATTAACCGTGTAGCCTTGCGGGAGGAAACCAGCAGAACGCACCGCGTTAATGTCGTTATCAGCCGTAGCTGTACGAAGCGTTGATGCTGTCAATCTTTCCGCAATAAAAGCCAGAGCAGTCGGGATAACAAGTTTTGTCCCCATAGCCGCAATCGGAATACCCCGATCATCGTCCATATTGGAGATATTAATCAACACTTGTTCCAAACTGGTTTCAGTCAGGTCAGCTGCGGTAGCCAAAATATTAGATTGATTACCGGCACCTGTCGGGTGAGTAGTTACACCAAGGTACTGACCATCGCCGCCAGTGCCAGATGTAAACATGTTGTTTAGGATAGTAGAAGCTTTGATCTCTTTCGTATGTACCATACTACGAGCCAAGGCTTTTACATATCGCTGACCAATTGAACCATATTGACCATCCTCTTCAGCTTCTTCCGTAATAGAAAAGGCCAAAGCAATAGTCTCATGGTTATACCGAGCCGTCCAGAGTTCAGCAGCCGTATCGTATGCGACCGCACTGCCTTCCGCTTTTACGGAAGCAGCTCCGAAACCTTCAAGCAGATTATCTTCCTCAAACGCTTTTGAAGAAGTATTCTGTGCAAAGATTTCTTTCCACTGTTCTGGATAGCGTGAATGCTCAAGACCAAAAAGAGTATTAAGTCCAGGCTCAAGCTGTTTAGCAAACAGTGCTCTATTCATGGCCATTGCTTAATTCTCCTTTACACGCCCGGAGTAGCGTCATCAGCGCCCGTTAGTTCATGCTCATAAGGCTGAACGATGAGATTTACGTTCGTGCCATAAGCATTGTCCGGGGCTTCAATTTTACCCAAGACACGGAACCCTGCTGTGCCAGTACCCGTAGAGCCATTAAGTTCATGTGCTGAAAGGCCCGTTGTAGTCGAACCCGTACCAGCAACATGATCACCAAGAGTACCAACATCAGCTGCTACAGTTGATCCAGCAGACTGTACTCCAAAGAGCATATGTGGATCATCGTAAACATAAGCAGTGATATTGGTAGCCGTAGTACTCGCGGGCCAGTATTTTCCGTACTTCACTGACCCGTCTGAGGCCGTGTATTGTACTCCATCGAAAATGCCAATGTGTCTATCACCAGCAGCCGCTAGTTCAAGACCACCACCCGCTACGAGTTTAACAACATCACCGTGAAAGATGTTCGTACCGTAGGTTGAGGCAATGGTATAAGGACTAGTTCGTGCCATTGATCCACCGGCAAGATGACGGAGCGGCCAAAAGCCCCGAGGGGCATCTACATTTGCCATGTTTTTACTCCTTAATCATCAGCAATTTTTTGACCACGTGAAACGCTACTATGAAGGCTGCGATCAATGCCTGGACCTCCAGCACGTTCCACTTTGTTAAGATTCGATTCTACGAATTGATTCATATTCGCATTTTTACGAGCAAAATATGCAGTTCTTGCCGCAACTTTTCCTTCTGACATTTCGCACAGAATCATGCCTTCAACGCCAATTAATCCTTCCCATTGCCCGTGGGTAATGGTAGGTATTGGAAAGTCTTTGGGAACTGAATCAGCTGGACGAGGAGTCCAACCTTCGCGAAACCGTTTCATAGTGTGATGTGGTATTTCTTGCCCTAGGATCTGGGTAGATATCCATCTTTGCCGCATTCCATCCCTTGCAGGGGGAGCTTCCAACAAAGCCGGAGGTGACCACGTTTCGTCGCGAGATATGTCTTCTCGATCTGGATGATTTTTTTCAGCGGTGCGAGTAGTTCGAGCAATTGCCATTATGATAACTCCTGAATTTCTTTAGCGTAGGCTTTAAGTTGAGCTTCCGTTGTAAGACCTAATTCACGAGCCATGTTCAATTGATCTTTCGTTAACTGAATACGACCATCCTTTGAGCGGTTTCCAGAACGCTTTTTTCCTCCTGATGGAGAAGTAGGCGGTTTGGCTTTTTTGCTCACATGTTCCTTGTATAGCTCAGGGAATTTCTCTTGTAAACGATTATCTAACTCAGTGTAGTATTCAGAAGAATTCTTATCAAAGCCTTCTTGATCTAATTGGACGTCTATGGCCCTAGCATAGGCTGTTTCAGCAGAGTGTTCTGGAGCATTAAACCAAGGAGTTCTGCTCCACCAAGCATATGCCGCTTGTGGCACGTCAGGCTGTTGTTGTTGTGGACTTTCTTGCCGAACCTGCTGTTCTTGAATTCGTTGGTTTTCTGCTATTCGAGCCGTAGCCCTCATATCAGACATTTGTTCCGTCAAAGCTATTTGTTTCGCCGTATCCCCTTCTTCGGCCGCTTCCATAAGATCCTTTTTTACCTGTTCATATTTATCTTGAAAAGTTTCGACAACAGCTTGCTCTTGACCAGTTTCGATATTACCTAACCGATCTTGAAGCTGTTGTATTTGCTGATCTTTTATTGCTTCACGACGTTCTGCCTCATGGCGCTGTGCGGTTAGCTGATCAATGCGTTTTTGAACCCTAGTGGAAACAGGATCATCTTCTGGTTCGGGTTTTTCCTCCGGTTCGGGTTTTTCCTTCTCTTCTTCTGAGTCAATGATATCTATCAATTCTGATAAATCCGGCTCTTCCTCCGCTAAATCTTTAGCAAGAGCATCTTCTTCATCAGGTTCCCATGTTTCTTTTTCTTCTGCCATGATACTTCCTTTCTACGCGATTACGTCGCGATACGTTATTCAGGCGTAAACTTTTATTACAGTTGGATCTTGAACAACAGCAATAATTTCATCATCATTGATAAAACGGTATTCCTTATCCTGTATATCCATTTTAAATTGAGTGAATTTAGGAACAATAATCCAATCTCCAACTTTTGCCCAATCGCCAGAAGACCAGGGCTTGCCAGTTTCACGATCTTTCCAAGCCATCGGTCCAACTGCTACCAACTTGGCGCAAATGCTCAGATAGTTTTCTGCTTCTATAGCCTGATCAGGCAAAAGAATACCACCGTCTGTTTTTTCTTTTGGTTTGGGCTTTTCAATCAAAAGTTTCCAACCTTGCGGCTGCGGTAATACTCCATTCATTTTGGTCATGCTTGGTCCTCCTCATTTAAAGTACGAACAGTTTCATCAATAGAGGTGATTGCCATTTCAATTCCCGATATAGTCCCCACTTTACGAGAATACTCAATGAAATCACCACAACCACCAGAACCCATGTGTTGTTCTATGAGTTCTTGTTCTTTACGCAAGTTTTCTTGTAGCTTGCGTAAAAATTCCCCTATAACCATACTTCTCTCACTTCTGTTGGTTGGTTTCTCTACTTCTGGTTAGCTATATCTTTCATAAAACCCGTCAATTTTTTATTAAGGGCTTTATTTTTTTCTGCAATTCTCAACAAGGCGTCTACAGCAGCTTTTTCTTTTGGGGGAAGAATAGTAAGATAATCTAAGGATTTAGCTAAACTCGGCTTGCCTATACCCTTCTGAGCTCCAGCTGTCAGAGCAAGATATAACCGACCTACTGCATCTTGCTTTTTTCGCTGACTCATTCCACCAAATATTTTTGGGAATTCCTTATTAGCAGCTTTCAAAAGCTGACTTGATAAATCTTCTGCTTGCCCACCGAGGGGTCCTCTGGCTCTAGGAGGAACAACATCTAATGCTGATTTTAACGCACGACTAGTTGGAGAATCATACCATTCACGACCAGTGCCTAAAGGAGGAGCTTTCGGTTGGGTAAGAAGATCTATCGGTGCTTGGTATTCCCCAGCCATTTTCCTAATGTGAGTGGCGAGCTCTGCTTCAGTCGGTGCTCTATTAAACTTTGATTCAAAGTTACTGATCAATTTTGGCAACCATGTCCCGGTTCCTGCTCGTCCTGGAGTTTCAGCAACTCCATATAAAACCCCAGAAGGTCTAGCTTGCATGTGTAAAACATCACCGGCAAGTTTATCAGTCTCCTTCAATACTGCTCCAGATGGAAGAGTTCCTCCAGGATGAGTATGAATATTTGTTCCATACTGCGACAATTTTTCTATATCACCAGCTTCAGCGGCGGCTTTTCTCCATTCACTAAATATTTCACCCTTTTTAATGTCGCGTCTAGGAACCGTCAGTTCGTTAGGTCGAACACCCCAACGATAATGAGGGCCTGGATTTGTTGGATAGGTTAAAGCACTAAATTCTTGTTCAGGAAAAGAAAACCGATTTACCCCTGCTTGCCCTTTAATTGATAATCCTTCTGGGGCCGCAAGACCCTTACCATATAAAGATTGAAATATACTCTGCAGCATCTTGGCGTCAAGTGTTATGCCTTTCTGTGCAGCCCACCTTTGAATCGCTGCGCCCAAATGCTTAGGAATGTGTGGAAGTGCCGTATATCCAACTTTCCGACGCGTTACTCCCCAAGGGTCTTGATTACCGGAAGGAACAGGTAAAGGTCTAACGGCTGGATCAACACGCAACCCTGATTGTTGTTGCATTAAAGCTCGGATGGCACGTTGTACCTCATCTGATAAACCGGGTTCTGGACCTCTACCTCCTCCTAATATATTTTCTAAAGAAATATCGGGTTCCAATTCATAACT